TAGTCCCTGTTGCAGTCACCACATAATTGTCGGTGTTATTATTAATAGTGACCGACGCGGAGGTGCCTGATGACCCCGAACTACCAGATGTACCTGAACTCCCACTATTTCCTGACGTGCCGTTTGCTCCACTGGTGCCAGAAGTACCCGTAGTACCTGATGTGCCCGCCGTACCACTTGACCCAGAACTACCACTTGTACCTGTCGTACCAGAGGTTCCGGTGGTTCCTGATGTTCCCGTAGTGCCTGAGGTGCCGCTGGTTCCTGCGGTACCCGATGTGCCAGAAGTTCCCGCTGGTGTTAATGCATACGATGCGGTTCCAAAGAAGCCCACGCCATTCGCAATAGAACTACTAAAGACTGATGCGGAAACCGAGCCTTGGATTTGAACTTGTGACCCATTGTCGATGATGATGGAGTCAACTAAATGTTCTAGTCCTGCACTCTTGACCACTCGATTTTGCGTTAAGAAAGTTTCATTTCCTACACTATCAAAGGTAGGTGGGCCCATCATTACAATAGAGGAAGTGACTCCACCTACGGTATTTTGATGAACGAAAATCCATTGGTCATTTACTGAATCAAATAAGAGCGAACCACTGCGTTGTGGTGATGAACCAGAATCGATGACCGCAAGACCACCAAGCGTAACACCAGGCGTATTCGTATTGACGGTAATGATATTGGTTCCAACATTCAATGTACTTTGGGAAAGGTATTGAATGGATGATGACCCCAACACAACAAAGTTTTGGGTTACCGTCAATGACCCCGACACTGCTAATAGATTACCATCAAAGGTAAGATTATTTTCAACGGTGGCGTTTGGTGCGGTACTATCTAATGTAAGTAAACCATTATTGGTGGTTCCACTTAATGTCAAGAGTCCACTCGTTCCTGCCGTACCACTCGTGCCACTTGTACCAGTAGTCCCCGAGGTACCGCTGGTGCCAGACGTACCTTCGGTTCCACTTGTCCCACTTGACCCCGAACTACCGCTTGTACCAGAGGTGCCTTCTGTTCCACTTGTGCCGCTGGTTCCAGTAGTTCCACTCGTACCCGCAGTTCCTGATGTACCACTGGTTCCTGCGGTTCCCGAAGTACCCGCTGGGGTCAACGCATAGGATGCGGTTCCGTAGAAGCCAACATCATTCGTAATCGAACTACTGAATGCGGTGGCGGTGACAGTTTGTGGAAATTGAAATGCGGCATTGGAGAACGTGGTCCCGCTGACCGCATCTAATTGAACTTGGGCAGAACTACTGAGGACTCCGGTGGGGAGTGAGGCAGAGAGTTCTCCAGAGAAATTGGCAATTGCGGTGACGGCAATACTCCCACTTTGTATTACTCCACCGTCAAGTCGTGTTTGTAGCGTCATAAGTGCTCAATCGAAAGGTATGTCTATAAATAGAGTTTAGCGTTCTTCTAAATCAGTTATGCGTGACCGCAAGTGGTCATTATCCATTTTGAGTTCTTTGATTGCTTCAATAAGGAGTGCGGTGATATTACCATACGCAACGGAGTACTGGTCCTTATCAGCCACATAACTAACCAACTCTGGTGCTATTTCAAGAATTTCTTGTGCAATTACACCAACTTTACGGGTCTTGTCTTGGTCATCAATCATATTGTAATAGACCCCACGCATATCAACGACCTTTTGAAGTGCATTACTAATGGTGATGATATTTTCTTTTGCTCTACGGTCAGAATATGCGATAACGTCTGCGGTTGCTCTAATGGTACCCGTGACATCTAATGCGTATGATGGTCGTGTCGTTGTTCCAATACCAACCGATGCTTTGAATATCTTTTCACCAGGTTGACTGACCTTCGTGACCTTCCATCCAGAAATGATACACGTACCACTATTGGAATAATTGAATAATGCTTGTGGTGTCCAATACTTTGTACCACTTGCAAATTGTCCAGTACTAGACCCAAATCCCTTGATATATCCAGATACTTTTGTCCATGACGTACCCGGATTAGCATTTAACATGACCCAATATCCGAATGACCCTGGATTACCACCTAAACTAGAGAACGATTCGTTATAATCAATCGACCCCATATAGTGTTGGTTGTTTGTACCCGTGGTATTTCTAATCCAACATTCCATATAGAAGGTATCATCTTGGTCTACTGGAATGTATGGGAATCCACTATTATAAACCCCACCAACGGGAATATAACCTGCAATTTGGATTGCGTATCCACCTGGTGAAGTAGAATCTGCTGTCCACGTAACACTAGTACTTCCAAAAAATTCTTGAAGTTCAGCTTGAGTCCATGTGGGGTCAATTTCAAATACCACATCGCCTGGAGTATAGTGTCCTACTGGATAATTTTGAGAATCGGATACTCGGCTATTACTTCGTAGAATTCCACCACGAACGTCTAAAGCTGCTTGTGGACTTGACGTTCCAATACCGACATTACCTGCTGCAGTGAGTTTCATGCGGTCAGCTCCGGCCCCCGCATTCCATGTGCTAAATATTATATCTCCAGTGTCATTTCCCCCCGCTCGTACACCGGCGATTTGTGCAATACGTTTATCAGTACCACTTCTATTCAAATTATTGAAAGCCACTGCACCACCATGACCATCAGTAGTAGAACTAGTACCCAAATCTAACCATGCACTAAAGGAAGAATTATGCACTGATAAGAATGTTCCACCATTAGTATTAAACGCCGGACTTGTAGTGCCGATGCCGACGTTGCCGCCAGTCGTGACAATAAACTTTTCTGTCGTAGAACCGTTGGTATAAATACGAACGTTGTAGCCCGTTTCAGCGGCAACACATAAATCATTTGTGGTATCACCAAACCATGACCCCTTGTTAAGCAAATAGCCAATGGCGGAACCTTGTTTGCGAACGGCGAACGCACCACCGCCAGTTGTTGTGGAGTTATCACAAGCAATTGTTCCATAGTTTCCGGAAGCCTTTGCAACAAGTAACGCATTAGGTGAAGTTGTTCCAATACCGACGTTATTGCTAGAATTTACAAACACTCCCGTTCCAGAAGCTCCACCCCGCAAAAGCACACCTTTTGACGCCACGGATCCGAGAACTGTACCCCCTTCACCGTTACCGAGGTCGCTTGAGTATGTTAGAAGCCCTTGCGTGGACATAAAAACCGTATCTCGAAACGTTGTTGTTCCGTTTACATCAAGTTTCGTACCCGGACTCGTCGTGCCGATGCCGACGTTGCCGCCATTTAAGTATGAGTTGCCACTAGTGTGCAAAAATACCTTGGTATCCAAACTGCTGTCAAGTATTCCGAAATAAGTGTTTGACCCTTCCAAAAAGGCGCAGTATTTATCGTTGTTTGCGAAGTGAATCGTGCCGTTGCTTCTTAACACTTGGTAAGTGTTTGCTGAATACCCAGGAAGGTTGCCAGATAGTTCAAGCCATCCACCACCAGACAGACCCGTGATACGCATCGCGCCTTGATACACATCGAGCTTGACCGACGGACTCGTCGTGCCGATACCGACATTACCCTTAACAATTAAATCATTTCGGCCGGGATCTGCATATGAATAAGTGTCTGAGACTAGAAGTCCGCCAACTTTCAATCCACTTGCAGCACCAGAATTAAGTAACTGTAGATATCGGTGGGTCGAGTTTGTCCCAATTCGGAACGATACATTACCCGTTTCTGTGGTTCCAAATCGTATGTCGGAAGAATTTACATCCAATGCGTATTCAGGATTCGTTGTACCGATACCGATGTTACTTCCGGTGGTTACTGTGATTATGTCATTTGTACCTAACGAAGAATATCTAGATAACTTAAACGCATTTCCATTGGAAGTATCAATCCCCATAGCCCAATCAGCCGCACCATTAAAGTATATATATTGGTCCGTGGCCCCGTTATTACCCAATCTAAAAACTGTATCTGCTGATGTTGTAGATACGTGTAGTTTTGCGGTTGGATTTGTCGTACCGATGCCAACGTTACCGCCATTCAATATTGTCATCAACGTTGCAGCATTTGACGAGTTATTAAATGTAGTAGATGTTGAACCACCTTGTATCGTTAGATTTCCTGCTCCTTGGTCACCACGAATATACCCTTGGTCGTTCGCACTAAAATATGATGTAGCTTTAGATATGCCAGTGACGTTTAATGTTGTTCCATCAAACGTAAGATTCGCTTCACCTTGTAATGTATTCGTAGTTCCTGTAGCGGTGACTACATAGTTGTTCGTATTAGCGTTAATGGTGACAGATGCTGATGTACCCGATGACCCCGAACTACCAGATGTACCTGAGCTACCACTGTTTCCTGATGTGCCGTTTGCTCCACTGGTGCCAGAAGTACCGGTTGTTCCAGATGTGCCACTCGTTCCGGCAGGAGTTAATGCGAAGGCGGCATAAGACGAACTAACCGCAAAACTCGCGGTACCAAAATACCCCACTCCACTCGCTAGTGAACTGGTATAAGATGAGCCCGAAACTGTCGTGGTAAAAATTGCCATACTAGGTTATCTCCTCAAGGGTAAATCTGAATTTCTTCCCCGATTTGTTATTAATAATATATAAATATTCTTCCCCTTCTTGGATGGTCCAGTTCCCCGTGGTACCATCTACGGTGTTACCAGATGACCCCTCGTTGGAGAGATTTAAGTCACCCGTATAGAGATTTGCCCATCGCTTAGACGTTGACCCTAAATCATACAAATTATCAGAACTTGGGAAGATATTACCTGCAACATCTAATTTTGCTGCTGGGCTTGATGTACCTATACCAACATTAACGTTATCATCATATATTACTGATGATGTTACGTGTTCTAATCCTGCGGATTTTAATAATCTGTTTTGTGTAAGAAGGATTTCACTACCAACATTATTAAACGTTGGTGGCCCCATTAATACCACCGATGAGGTGACTCCACCGGTAGTATTTTGATGAACAAATATCCAATGGTCATTTACTGAGTCAAATAAGAGCGAGCCACTGCGTTGTGGCGACGAGCCAGAATCGATAACTGCCAATCCACCTAATGTTAATCCTGGGGTGTTTGTATTAACCGTAATGATATTTGTTCCAACGTTCAATGTACTTTGTGATAAGTACTGAATAGAGGACGACCCCAGTACAATGAAGTTTTGTGTAACTGTAAGTGACCCCGATGTTACTTGGTCGCCAATGTATATATTTGACCCCGTAGTAGCGAGTGCACCAATGCCCGTGGTGTTCTGTACTACAACCTGTGATGATTGTGAAATTAGGGTAGGCTTATTACTGATTGTTGCAAAGTCTACTTGGGTAGAACTTGATACTGTACCTGTGGGTAAAAATGCTGTAACTTGAGCGGATGATGATATCGTATTTGGTGGAAGTAATTCTGCGACTTGTGCTGCACCAGATACAATTCCCGAAGGAATATTACTAAGTGATGGATATGATACTTGCGATGAAGCAGATACTAATGTTGGTTTATTTACCACATTTGTATAGTCTACCAACGAAGCAGTTAATGCATTCCGTGCCCAACTACTGGTGCCGAAGAATGACCCCGTAAAAGCACCCGAGATAGGTAAATTGTCTCCAGATTGATTAACAACCGTAAAGTTTCCACCGTTATCCTTAAGTTGTAATGTACCTAAATAAATGGTGGACCCACTAACGTAGAGCGAACGCCACTTTTTATCTGGAGAGCCCAAGTCATAAATGTCTGTCGTCGATGGGACGATATGTCCACTAGCGGTAATCGTACTTGGTGTAATGACCGCCCCACTAATTGCGGTTAGTACTTGGGCGGAACTACTGTATACTCCGTCGAGGTCTAAGTATGTATTAATTTGAGCGGAACTACTGATGACTCCAGATGGTAATCCCGAAGGTAATACATATGACGCGGTAGTTGCGGTTCCGATGAATGACCCACTAAATGTACCAACCGACCCAGAGCTAACGGAAATCAACGATTGAATTAAAATAATAGACTGCGACGCTGGTGCTTGTGTAAATTGTATATTTGACGCTGACACCGTAAAATCATTATCATTAATATAACGCAAACCCCCTACGGTTACTAATAATGATTTTGGATTATATGATGAAGATAATGCATAATTTTGTGTTATACCATCACCGACATATAAATGATTATCTATTGCGAGATTTGTTTGTAAATCAGTAAGCCCACTACCATTTCCAATAAATGACCCCGTAAAACTACTACTAATTCCAGTCCCAACACTTAATGGAACCCGAATATAAATGTTTGACTCTGATGGTGGAGCTTCAACGAAATTTACTTCTTTTGTACTACTGGTAAATGTATAGTCAATATTTGGGGCGTAAGTAATACCACCAACCGAAATTAATAAACCTTCTGCATTATAATATGATTGAGAAAGTACATATGTTTTGGTCGTACCATCCCCATCAAAGTTATATGATTCGACTGCAACCGATGTTTTAAGATTTGTAAGTTGACTACCATCACCCTTAAAATACGAAGCAGTCACCGCCTGGGTTACATTAAGTGACCCGGTGATGACTGCGTTACCTGTGTATGGGAAAGCTCCTGCACCTCCTGCTGCGTTTAATGCATAGGAAGCGGTTAACGCATAAGAGGAACTAACGGCGTTACTTGCGGTACCATAGAAGTTATACGCTGTAACCGAGCCAGAAATATTTGCACTGCCAGAGACTATCAGTCCTTTTCTGGCTACGAATTCATTTGCCATAGTTCCCCTTCTTCATTATCCAAAGGTGATGTGTTTAAGTTGTACGAAACCTACTACTATAATTAGAGAGCGCGAACTGCTACCTTAATAATCCAGTTATCTGAAGCGACAGTTGCTTTTAATCGTGCGGTGTTTGATAAGAGGTCTACAGAAAATACTACGTCTGTAGTATTGCCTAAGTCATTTGTAGAGAAATCAGTAAATTCAGTAGTGCCTAGTGCCACATTCCATACTGCCATTACAGTTCCTGCACGATAATCATTGGATTTCTTAATGACATAATCAAAGAAGACTGCATCATATGTTGTTGCAGAAATTGTTGCGACAACTTCAGTACCAGTGTCTACATCGGTATTACTACCCGATGTGAAGAGAACACCGTGAATGATAGCCCCACCTTGTAAATTAACTTGGTCAGGTGTTGATGCGTTTTCTGAGGTAATATTTTGTAAACCGAACGAGTATGCTGACCCAAGATTGAGCGGAACACTATTGAAAGTGATTGGCTTGGCTGCTACGTCACCATTCGTTACTGTAAAGTTTGAACCAGTGAATGATGCGACACCGATACTTGATGTGGTTGCGTTACTACCACTAATGGTGATAGTTTGACCACTGACCGTTGCGGTAAGTCCATTTGTACCATCAATAGTAAGTGCTTGTGTCTTAAGAGATACAGTACCGGTACCGCCATCCGACCCCGTGATATTAAGATTGGTGACAATTCCAGTAAGATTACTACCATCACCAGAGAATGCCGATGCGGTGACGGAGCCCGTTACATATTGACTACTTTCTACGTGGAATACTCCACCATCAATACGAAGTGGGGTAAGTAACGGATTGGTATCAATGTTATGGTCACCAGATGCGACTGGAATACGACCGGTTGTCAATCCAACTTCATCACCCAATGAACCAGTGTTTTTTGGACCTGCGATAAAATATGCACTTTCGTATGTAGAACCACTTATTGTATCATATATGAAGTGGTGATTTAGACTATCCCAGAGGATAGATGCGGTTGTAAATGATGAACCAGAATCTTCAATTGAAATACCCGCAAATCGTACAATGTCGTCGTCATTAAGAATAATACGACTTACACCAACCACATATTGTGATGATGTAACATATTGGGTAGACATAGATATTGCGGTCAATAGACCGATAACATTCAAACTACCAGAAATGTTTACATCTTTTGCAATTCCAACACCACCGTCTACAACTAACGCACCATTTGAAAAAGTTGTACTGTTGGTAGTATTACTGATGGTTTGGACGCCAGTAAAGGTATTTGAACCCGTGGTTGCTAAGGTTGAGTAATTAGTAGTTTGGGTAACGTCAACTTGTACTGAACTACTGATTACTGATTCTGCATTTAACTTACGCTTAACTCCATCAGTAAAGTGTACTGAAGAAGTATCGAGTGTTAATGTACGAGTAGTGGTAATATCACCACCGCCACTCAAACCACTTCCTGCGGTAATATTTACCGTACTGTGGTCGATGTGTTGATCTGCTACATAATTTGTTGTAGCATTGTGGTCAACTTGTGATGAAGCGGAAATCGTACCTGCTGGAATACCAATCGTAACAGTATTGTCAGTAACAACTGTGGTAACCCCGTTTGACCCTAATAAGCTTAAGGAATCGGTAAGAAGGCTTATGGTATCACTACCAGTAGACCCACTAATACGAAGGTCAGTAACAAGCCCCGTAAGTTGTGACCCATCACCTTTGAATGAGCCAGTAAACGAACCAGTTGCTCCCGCCGATGCGGTAACTGGTCCATAAAATATACTATCACTGGATACGCTGAACGACCCAGTTATCTTTGCACCGTTATTAAGGACTATCAGGCCTTTACGGGCAATAAATTCATTTGCCATACATTTCTCCCAACGGGGTTATCAGTATATAAATATTAAATACTTTTTTAAGGATTCAAATTTGGAAACAATTTAAATAGACTTTGTACAGTCCAGGCCCCACTTCCTGACCCACTACTGTTTACCCGCAATTTGAATAAACTTGCGGATTGAATAAAGGTAAATGAAATGTCTTTAGTATCCCCAATATCCGCTGTAGATACGTCCGTAAAGACGATGTTACTTCCAGACCAGGTAGCCATAATCATACCGATTCTGGTTGCTCCTGGACGTTGGGCGACATATTCTATGGTGGTGCCGGCATATTCGGTAGTTGAGATATATGGATATACATCTTCCGTAGCCCCGAAAATACCACTATTAATTGACCCCGTAAAGGTCATCGATACCGTACCAGCGTCTAACTTAAATTCGCTGGATTCTACCGACCGAGGTTGAATGTCCGTATTGACAATTAATGCGACAACTTGCGCACTACTGGATACGAAATTGGTAGTATCATTAAGTGCGACAATGGCAGACCCACTCTTTGTATATAGTTTTCCATCGGAGATATTAACCGCAAGTTCACCATCGTACATGGCACTGGCGGTCGGGACTGCTCCATATTGGGTATTATAAAGAGGTATAAAACGATTTGCTGGCATCTTTAAAATCCGACTGATTGTTGAATACGTGTTACAAAATTGTCCACTACTGTTTTACATTCTGCTGCAGTTACTTGTACTCCCGATGCTTTACTTAATAACGTATTGATTGCTAAAACATTACTGGTGTTTGAACCTGTCGCTAAGAAACGAACACCGCATCCACCAAGATTCACAAATTCGGACCCACTAATAATTGCTCCAAATGATGAATTCCAGTTCGGATGTCCTAATAATATTGTTAATGTACAGTGTGATGGGTCGGTTGCATTATATGTTTGGCGATAGTGCGCATGAACTGTAAATCCATTTACTATACTTCCAGTATATACACTTCCTGATGCAAGTAAACCACCACCGTCAGCGCCAGAATTTCCACCAACCTGCCAACCCACAGGTCCTGGATTTTCTCGTGACCCGATTACAGTTAATGGATGGAACGTTGCACTTTGTGTCACTCCATATTGTACATAACCTAAACTAATATAATGAAAATCTCCATCTAAAATAGCACTAGAACCTGTTTGTGTGTAATTACTTGCCGAAGGGTATACTGCGGCGGAATATGCCGCTGAACTGGTGTATATATTTCCTGCTCTAATCGCAGGTGATGTAATATTTCCACCGTCATACATATCAAACCCACCATCAAGAATCTGAAACCCCGTTCCGTCTAAGCGATATGTATAAAAACTTGGATTACGAAATTCACTCATATAATTACGAAGATATTCTGCAATCGTTTGTAATTGTTGATATGGAACTCCTCTACCTTGTAATACAAATTTTCCTAAATTACTTTGATTTATAAGTTTCAATCCGCCTTCATTACCAGAATTTACAAGTGTTAATGGCATATTAAACTAAACTCGCACTACGATATTGAGTTCCAGTATACACATAAATAAACGAACCACTAAAGTACATCGACCCAGTTTGTGGAGTAGTCGGTGCAGCTGTTGGTAGTATAAAATTCGTTGCTTGTAACGACCCCGTAACTGCGACACTACCACTAGTATACATTGACCCACTAAATATTAATGTATCAGCATTTGTGAGTAATGACCCCGTAATTGTTTGGTTGCCATTAAACGTATTTGATGCAGTGGTAGCAAATCCAAACGCACTAACTTGAGTTGAACTAGATACGGTTCCCGTTGGAATTGATGCGTTTGACGCAAAACTTGCGGTCAATGCAAAACTAGATGTTACTGCTCGACTTGCACTTGTTGCAAAAGATGCAGATGTTGCTATCGATGATGTTACTGTAAAGCTTGACGTTGTTGCTAGTGCAGAGTTTAATGCAAAACTTGAAGTCGTAGCTCTACTTGCCGATGTAGCAAATGACGAAGATATTGTGAAGCTAGATGTAGTACTAAGTGATGCGGTTGCAACGGTCCATGTAGTTGCTTGTACAGAACTAGAGACTAATCCAGCTGGTTTATTGGTAATAGAATCCCAATCACTTGCACCACCTCCGCCACCATTCATTGCGTACGAAGCGGTAAGTGCATAACTTGCACTCACCACATATGACAATCCACCCGATGGGGTAGGAATGATGATACTACTACCCGTTTCATATTCGCCCGCAAAGATAACATCGATACCATCTGCTACACTTGCGGTACCGTATAATGACCCCGTAAATTCTGTTGCTATTACTGGAACGTTTACTTGTAATGATGCCGTATTTAATTCGAGTGTTTCAACGTTATCGGTTACCCACACCCATGTATTATCAATTCCATCATAATATTGACGAATATTTGATTGGCCATCGGATACAACGATAAAATTACTACCGGTACGGAAGTCGTATCCACCTTGATTACCATTAAATGTACCAACGAATACATTATAACTACCGCTGATATATCGTGCTGCTTCTGTACCTATCGCAATATTGCTGTCACCACGTGAATATTCAAGTGTTCTCTTACCTATAGCAACATTATTACTACCGCTTTCATTTCGTAAAAGTGCGAACGCACCGAGTGCGGTATTATAATTTCCCGATATATTGTAGAACATCGATGCTGCGCCGATGGCGACATTTTGTGTACTATTAATATCCCGAGTTAATGCGAAAGAACCGATAGCAATATTACTACTTCCACTGTAACTGGAACTAAGTGCATTATATCCGATAGCGGTATTATCAAACCCAATTGTATTTGATGCTAATGCTTCGTGACCAAGCGCAGTATTATATACACCAGTTGTTAAATTGGAAAGTGCATTATTACCGAATACAAGATTAAATCCTTCACTAATGGACCCATTTGGACCAGCACCGATTCTGACCCCACGAACATAAATGTCTGACCCAACAACGGTTAATGATGGGCCTTGGATTGAGCTGGTAATGAGCAGCGACCCTGTAATAACTGCGGAACCACTGTATGGGAATCCACCCTTTTCAGCTACTAATGCGTATGATGCGGTAAGCGCATATGAGGATGATACAGCATTTGCAGATGAACTTACATAAGATGCTGTATACGCTAATAATGCAACGTCAGCAAAACGTTGATATGACCCCGTGCGCATTGGAACTACTGACGCAGGAGTTACATTAACATTATAGTCTGAGTCTTTTTCAACTTTTACAATTATATTCGGTACGTCTAACGTAAGATTTTCATCTTCAGCTTCCCGAATGATAACCCGTATATTGGGAAATCCCGAAATCGTCATCAATTATCTCGTAGCAGTAGGACGAACTACAAAATACCCTTCAAGAATACGACGAGTGACAGAACCACTGGTCATATTAATGTCGTATACATATTTTCTTTGTGTAAGAGAAAGTGTTTGTGTTGGAGTTAATTCAATGGTAATACTACCCGATACATTGGGAGCAAGCTTGGTAACATTGATAGTTGCCGCTACCTCATCGGTGGTAAAATTTTCTCTGACTTGACCACTAAATGTATATTCCGTGGTATCTAAGTATCCACCCGTATCAGCATTTTCTAATGTTGCTAATACTTTGAAAGTTTCCCCTTGTCCAATATTAAATTCAGTAATTTCTGCCATAGTTTCTCTCGGAAAAAATACACCTTATTATAAGTATCACAAACTATTGGTATATAGTAATTTCCAATAAAAAACCCCACCTTTTGAGTGGGGTTTCTTGTTCTGCTTGAGTCTCTTAGTAGTTGAGGATGCAGTAGTCTGGTTGGATGGTGAGTGAAATACTCATTGGGTCATCCTTTTCCCAAGCCATTTCACCGAATTCTACCTTGGTGATTTGTGCGCCCTTCAAAATCCATTCTTCAACCTTATCACCTACTGGACCAAGAACGTTGATTACGATGTCCTTCTTGTAGAATTCTGCGTAACCGTCACGACCTGTGACTGATTCGTGATGTAAACGAACCCATTCCATTACTGCTTGTGCGCCAGATGGAACTACTGGGTCGTATAAGTCGAGTACCATTTCGTCCCATACAGTCTTTCCCTTGACATAGCGTTGAAGATTAATATGGTCTAAACGCTTCTTTTCTTGGGTTAACTTTGGACGGTCTGCCTTCTTGATAAGATAAGCAGGTACGCCTTCGATATACATCACATACCGATTTTGAGTCTTTGGTTCAAATGCGGTGAAAAATAGTTCTTGTTCGTTGACCAAATTTGCCATATGGCTCTCCAGAAATAGAGTAGTACTTTAAATAAATAGTGGTTATTGAAAAAACTGATTAGATGGTATCGAAGGTTGCACCAGTTGGGAGAATGTTGAAATCCAACTTGATGAATTCTGCGGTACGGGTTGGTTGGAGATAGATTGCACCAACCAAGATATTGCGGTCAATAATATCTGGAGTGTTGTTAGTTTCGTCCATAACCACACGGAATGCGGTCAAACCAGAACGTTGTTGGATACCTGCGAGGTATGGATTGACAATGTTCAAGAAACGATTACGTGTTGCTTCGGTATTTTGTTCGAAAACAAGGTAACGTGCTGAACTTGCGATGAACTTCTTGACAGTGATGAGAAGACGACGAACGTTTACACGGTCAAGTGCTGATGAACGGCGTTGTAAGGTCTTTTGTCCCCATACACAGATACCTTGTCCTGGGAATTGTGCGATTGGGTTGACCTTTGATTCGTACAATTCATCACGTTGTGCTTGATTTAAGCGAGTCTTGACACCGACTGCACCTGGAATTCCACCACGATTCAAGCCTGCTGGTGCAAACCATTCTGCACCAACATTATCACTATATGCGTAGACTTCTGGAAGTACGACTGATGGTGGTGCCCAGAGGAACTTGTTAGTGTTGGTATCTACGACACGAACCCAAGGATAGTAGGATGCTGCGTAATTGGTATCTAATGATTCTGCTAAACCGGTAACACTACTGATGGTTGCATCAAGAGTTGATAAGTCGAGGAGGTAGAAGCAATCTCCACGGGTTTCACAAAGGTCAATTGCTGATTGAGCGATATAACTGTGTTGTGAGTAGAGAACGCCTGGAACCACCAAGAGGTTAAGGTCTACACTATCTGGATTACTTAATGTATTAAGTGCTCTCTTAAATTCAACGGAACCAGATGCGGTAGCGTTTGAAAGATTAAATCCTTGTGTATTAGTTGAAGTAATTGCTCCACCCAATGCGATATATCGTGCTGGGTTTAATCCATCGAATCCACTTTGGAAAGGAACAGTGAATCGACGATAAGATACTTGGTCACGGTTAGTAAGTGTAAGAGGACTACCAGCAACTTCAGTTGATGAAAGTGAACTACTGAGGTTAAATTCAGAGCCAACTGCTAATCCACCAACGGTTGGTGCAAGAAGTGATAAGTTGGTGGTCTTTGAGAAATCATATCCGTAGTATGCACGGGTGTCGATAGCATTTACATTGTATCCAAAAGTACTACCACTTAACCAACGACTGGTTACATACGAACCACTAGTGACTTGACCAGCGGTGGTACTGAATACTGAAGTTAGTGCGGCGAATCCATAAGGTACTGCATTTTCTGGAATGACACTATCACTCATTTCTACACGGATATACTTTGAAGTGTTTGGATAATCACCTTCGTAGTATGTTTCACCTGTTGCTGAATTATATGTTGGAACTGCATTACCGATACGGCGTGCAATATAATTTGGACTGTCTGGGTCAAGGTTCAAGTTGTCATAACTTTCAAGAACGTTTGTTGATGTATCAGTATCATTGAAGTCACGAACAAGTAATGAGAATGAACCAAAGTTACTATCTGGGTCAAGACTTGGTGAAATACCAGTGATAGAAATTTTGATTTCCTTATTTGCTGCAGTTCCATCACTTAATGTGTGAACCTTGAATAAGTCAGTAGCTGCCCCTGCGATTGGTTGTGAACGAATCCAAGGAGTAGTTGCATTATCGTATTGAGTATTAAGTGTGAGTGATGCGGTAACTGCACTAAGAGTTACTGTATCACCAGCTTGTGTGAGTGCATCTGGGAAGATAGCGTAGACATATGCTGGATATGATGAGTCACTTTGTGCATTAGTACCGAAGTATGTACCGATAAATGAAGTACTACCTTCGATTGCACTTAAGTTACTTGCTGATGTGTGTACACTGGTTGAACTACTGAGTAGCAAGTTAAAGCTTGCGGTAGTACCACCAATTGCTACACTAGTAAGACTACTTCCCGATACAGTTGGGTGTAACACTGCGAACAACTTACTACCAGCTGAACCAGTAGCGAAAATAGTTGCCGCGGTCGTGGTGTATCCGCCTAATCCAAGAACACGAACAATGGTTGCACTTCCTGCTTCTTGAAGGTAGTTCTTAACTGCATAACTCATGTAAGAAGTACCGTTTGGTTCGCCGAAAGTCGTGACGAACCCATCGATACCATCTACCGAAGTAGGAATAAATGCTGGTCCTTTAGTGGTTGGACCAACAAACGCCGCACCAATTTGTGCTACTCCTTGTGCGAGGAATGATTGGTCGCGTTCTTGTGTAAAGACACCAGGCGACACGATTCTTTCTGCCATACGGTATTCTCCAAACTAAATTTGTTTATCTCTCTGGGGTGAATTCGCCGGTTTCAAAATTAATTGACCCGACGCCATATTTTTCAGATAACCTATTGATTAAATCTTGTTCTTCTACAAGTAAACTTTTAAATAGTTTGGCTTGTTCACCAATCTTTGATTTTAGTTCTGCGACATCCAGTTCCAACATCTCAACTTGGAGTTGGAACTGACCTGTATCGGAGACTACCGTTGCTAATTTGTCACGCAGTCCGTTAATCTCATTCAATTCATCTTTGGTAATTTCTGCCATAATAACCTCTTTTGTGTACATTACAACTCGTATTATAAATATCTGTTTTTTTACCTAAACATCAATTATTCACTTTCTATTTCGGTGAAAGTTACCACTTTTTTAACAGAATATCGTTTCTTTGTGGTACTACTTCTATTGTTCTGTTTATTTAACATATTCTCAGGTAACAAGTATGCGTAAATGGTCATATCAAATTGAGTACGCACCACACGGTCCTCTGAGGTGGGTAATTCAGTCAACGGTTCAAATGACTTTACCGAAGTACGGAATTTATAGTTATTTTGTTCACCCCAATATTGGTCTGTTTCGAAAGAAATGTTTTCTACCACCGCATTCATTTGTTCCATATATTCAGTCCAAATAATGCATCGGTAATTTATTTCATAATAGTCAGGTACCGTGGTAACTATATACTCTCGACTTGGGGTGATATTATTTTTGACGGCAAATTGGTCATACGGTGTACGACGATTCCACCCCGTTTCAAATGTCCGTTCTAAATACTTGTTAACAGGAGAATTAATCATAGACTTCTTCATCCCTGTTCGACGAATCATAATCATTGGAAGTTGAATCTTTCCGATAGAATCACGCATAACACCATCACGTTGCGCAGACTTCCAGCGTTCTGGGTCACCATAAATGACCGGTACTTTTACTTCATTTCCATTTTGTGTTACAATAGGTTTAATACGAGTATTCATGTAACTTAAAATCGCATTATCAATTGTAAAAAGGGTAACTGCGATAGGTGGTGTGTTACCTAATGGGATATCATTTGCTCGATTTTCTACAGCCTTTTGTTGTTGTACATCAACACGTTGTACTATTGGCTTTTCGCTCATACTTGTGCCTCTTCGATATCAATACTTGTACGGCGAGTTAAGTGTGCCATACAAATGATTGCGGTATTAAACCCTGGCTTACCTGCGATGAGTTGTGTTTCTGTAATATTATGAATTTCGTAGAAATGATTGTTATATCCGATTACGTCACCAATTTCTGGATAGGTGTTAACCTCTTGTAACATACGACGAGCAAATCTAAATTCAGTTTGTTGGTCTTGATTGACACCGAATCCTTCTTCTTGTACTGGTGTATTTTTGTTGTATTTGACAATCGCATTAACTACAACAGGTGTATATCGTGGCTTAGTGACGCTTTCACCATAGATATTCACTTTAGCAGATTCAACTACAATCTTGTAAAGAACAACCGCAACATCCATTGTTTCATCAATCAATTCCCGAGTGATGTGTTGGATGAATTCAAAATCACGTTGTGTGACGAAGCGTGCCATTGATTAACCTATGTAAATGAGAGTAGGAATATTCTTGAACATTTCTTGCATGTTCTTAGAATTTTCCGCTTGCTTTTTCATTTGTGCTTGCATTCCAGTTTCTTCGAGTGTTTCACGAAGTTCTTTAATTAACATTTCTTTTTCAGTGACTGCTTCGCGGCGAAGTAATTCACCATCCAAACGAATTTGTCCATCTGGGTATGGAATGTTTTCGAACTTTGAACGAATAATACCTAATAATTCTTTTGCTAGTGCAAGCGTATATTTGAATATCCACGTGCGGGACATATCATTTGTATTTGCGTACGTTATATGGGTATATGGCACATTCGAGAGGTCACCTGCGACATTAGACCCCGATTGGAATATATTTGCTTGTTTATCGTTTACTACCATATAATCAAAGTATATTACTTTACTTTCTCTGAAGATTGGTTGGAATCGTACCACGTTATTTGCGATTTCAAATCCATATTGACTCTTACGAATCATATCATTGACTTCAATTGCTTGAATACGGAGAAGGTCTTCGTAAGCTGGCATCATCACGAATGTAACTGGTGGTGAATATCCATCGAATCCGAATTCACTCATCAAATTCGTTAAACCAAGACCCGTGGTTGCAAATGGGTCATAGTAACGTGCGATTGCTGGTGGCATATAGTGATACAAACGACGAATTTCAATAGCTGACCCACTTTCATATGGGTCTGCCCACAGTGCCTTCAAATCATATGATTGAGTATATGCGGATGCAGAAATCCATCCTCTCTTTACATTCACATTACCACCAGATTGAGCTTCCGTACCATAATCAGATGCCAACTTAACCAATTGTGGTAGTGCTGACCCAACGATGTTTCTTTGTGTTGCCGATGTCGCTGTACTTACTCCTTGAAGCGACATCATATGTTCACGTGCATTGAATTGATTAACTTGATTACCGTAGGTGGTAATAGCTTCTTCAAAACATGCATAGATTTGCTTATCTATCAATTCAACTTCTACGACAGGGTATCCCAATTTTCTTGCAACGAATTCCGCAGCACGTGGAGCATCTGCTTGAAACGCCACATCATTGTCAAAAAATCCAAATGGGGTTATACCTAATGGATTTGTAGGACTTCCATCGTAAAAAATTGGTTCTTGTGTTTCCATAAAACTCTCTGTTTAAGGACTACTAATAAATAGTTTTATTAAATCATTAACTCATATTTTGACCGACCGGAAATAAAAAGGGTGACCTTTCGGCCACCCAATTTATTTACTCAGTTACCCTATCGAATTAAACGAGGTTTAATCCGTCGATGTAAATCTTACCGAAGAATTCGGGTCTGACCACCTTCTTAGCGTAACGAGTCATCACGCCACGGCGTGGTGTGAAGTTCGTTGGGTCATAGACCAATGGGGTAAGGATGAGTGGGATGTATGGTGCGTAGACTGCACCAGTTTCGAGGAAGTTACTTCCACGGAAGCCCATCAACATTACGTTTTCCTTCATGTATGGGTTCTTGTAGATGGTGTAACGGTTTTGGAATGAACCAACCTTGGTTACGCCACCTGCGAATTCCATCTTGTCACCATCGGTGCCAGCCATAAAGCCAGGGATGGTTTCGAGGATGGTTGCTACTGAAGGTGAGACAACTGCGAAGTTTGCACCACCACGCATGGTGAGTTGGTGAATCTTGTTACTTACCTTTTGCATCTTTTGACCGAGGGTTTGGTACCAGGTCATGTTGGTCCATGCAGTTCCAGTGAATGAGGAAGCTGCGAATGCTGAACCGTTCCAGGTCTTGCCGATTTCTGCTGACCAGAATTCGGTGGTGACTGATGGAGCTGCTTGGATTAACATATCAAGGATTTCGAGGTCGATTTCTGCTGAGATGTAATCACTTAACATTGCTGTTAATTCAGCTTCTGCATCAATACTGTGGTATGCGTTCAAGTCTTGTGCAAGTTCTGGTGACCATACTGCCTTCAACTTACGAGTCTTAGCAACGATGGTTTCTGACTTGAGTTCAAGATTGAGTTGTGGGATACCGATGTCGGTGCCGTCACCAGTACGATCTTCGAAGTCACCGCGGGTGGTGTCAGTTGGTTGCTTGACGTAGCTAAGACCAGTGAGTGAACCAGTTGATACGGTGTTAAGAATGAAGGTGATGTTGGTGCCGTCGTACTTAGTGAATTCTGGGAGTACAACTGAAGCTGCACTTACTGAACCACTGAGTGAACCACTTGGAACGAATGTACGGACTGAGAGGAAGTCTGCACCTGAAGCACTTACTGCTGGTACTACGAACTTTACAAGACTACCAGTTACTACGAAGTCTTGGTTGTAGTTAACGTCTGCGAAAGTTACAGATGCGTTTGCTACTGGATTGATGGTTACTGATGCATCATTGATGGTGTAACCGAAACGTCCTGCACCATAGAGGCCGCCTTCGTTGGTGTTACCGAAGGTACTGAATGGTGATGAAAGGGTGTTACCATAGATTGAGGTGTTTGCGGTTTGACCGTTTACGGTTGTGCCGTACTTGAAGTCCATGTAGAACACAAGTCCTGAAGGAAGGTTCATTGGTTGGACTGATACGAAGTTCTTACTTGCGATTGAGCCCATTACCTTACGGACTAATGGAAGTGCAACGCCTGCCCATTGTTCACCTGCAGTACCAGCTTGGTTGGTTACTGAGTTTTCTTGGAGGAGTTGTGATGCTTGGTTTTCAAGCATTACTGCCATTGCTTGCTTGTCGTAACTCTTAAGGCCTTCGAGAAGACCTGACTTTTCCCACTTGCCTGCTAACTTGCGGGCTTCTTCAGTGATTACCTTGTGTGCTGAACCGGCTTCACTGATAAGGTTCATTACTTCTGACATATTGCTGTTCTCCTATGAGGTTAGATAAGTCCTGCGAGTTGTTGTAGACGCTTTGCAACTGAGTTTTCTGCGATTACTTCAGCTGCCTTTGGTGCGGTACTTGGGGTTGCCTTACTTGCGAACCCTTCAGTCACGACCTTGGTTGTCTTTACTGCCTTTACTGCCTTTGCTGTTGAAGTTAATGTTTCAACAAGAACTGTGTATACCATCTTGACTTCACGAACTGTTGATGCGCGGTCGAAGTTTTCTACAACCGTCACCATTTGTTCACTGGTCAAACCTTCCTTACGGAAGATTTTGTTGGTATAAAGGAGTTTTGCGTTGAGAAGATTGACTTCGTGTAGCTTGCCTCGTAGGAGTTGTACAGCCTTACGATATTCTGCGAGCTCTTTTTCAAGGGAAGCCATTTTTTCAGACTTATGCTTTTCCATTTCGTCTTCGGCTTCTAATTCCTTGAGGATTGCTTCTAAATCCAATTCTTCTTCGCCTTCTTCTTCGTGACCCTTTTCCATTTCTTCACCTTCCATCTTGTTTACATCTGATGGTTCGGTTACGAAAGTATTTACGTCAGCTGCTGTTTCTGCAGCTTCTGTTCCGATGTGTGAGGTCTTAGCTGGAATTTCTGGCTTTTCGACACCAGCTTCTGGATCTTCTGCTGGATATGCTTCGTCTGCCTTTTCTTCCTTTTCGCCTTCCATTTCTTCTTCGTGCTTCATTTCATCAAGTTCTTTTTCGCCTTCTTCCTCTTCTTCGTGCTTCATTTCTTGGAGGTCAGCTTCTAATTCCTTGATTACTTCGTCGAGGTCGAAATCTGCTTCGGTCCAATCTTCGTACCATTCAGTTTCGCCTTCACCTGCGTCTTCACCACTTTGGTCATCTTCTGCTGAATCAAATGCTGAAGCGGAAGGTTCCTTGTTATCTGAAGCGCCGATGTCTGAGGTTGCTAAATCCATATCCGACTTGCCAGTTGGTTCTGCTTCTGAAGCGTCCATTTCGACTGCTTCTTCGGTTTCTACTGGCTTCTTTTCCATTTCTGGTGCCTTTTCCATGTCCTTTTCTTCTTCGTCGTGTTCCATGCCTTCTGCTTCTGCACGGAGTCTACGAGAAATCATGGACTTGATTTGGGGTGTGAACGATTCTTCTAATGCAAGCTTTGCATTTTCGATAGCAGTTTGACGTACTGCTTCTGCATCTGCAATTGCTTCCTTTAAAAGCTTGTTCGTAAATTCGAACTCTGCCATAAAATTGCTCTCCTATAAGGATAGAATGGCTATTCAAGCCATTAACGAGTATACATACAACAAAAATCACACCCCAGCAGAGGTGTACTTTAAATATATATTATCTATTTTCTAAAAACATCAATTTTTAGTTAAAACGTATTATTGTTCTTCTTTTGCGCCTTACTCTCTTCACGCTTCCGGCGGCGGAGGGCGTCTTGACTTTTCTTTGCGAGTCTCTTGGACTTCTTCAAATAGAATTCCTTCTTCTTTAAATCTTCCATCAATTCAGCCCGCTTGACTTGCTTGACGAATTGTTGGAGTGCTCGTTCTAAATCTG